CCAGTTCGGAATCATCTACGGGCTTGATGATGGAGATGACTGGACAACTGAAGAGTCGCTGATCAAGGCCAACCCTAACTGGGGCATTTCGGTGAGGTCCGAGGTGCTCGGGCCGCTGCAGGCCAAAGCCATGCAACTGCCCAGCGCCGTCAACAACTTCAAGACCAAACACCTCAATGAATGGGTGAACGCCGACACGGCCCAGTTAGGGTTGGCCTTGATCAGCGACTCTTCAGTTGTCCAGTCATCTCCATCATCAAGCCCGTAGATGATTCCGAACTGGGTGTCATCCTCGAACACGCCATCAAGCAGCTTGGTCACGAACGAGCGGACCTCGTAGCAGATGCCCGCGCGGTTGCTGCCTGCCGTGGTGATCACCCACAAGAGCGAGTTGTCCCGCTTGCCGGTGCCGGTCTCGACCACGTCGTACACCGTGCGGGTCCTGTGCGCGTGCAATTCGTCGACGCAACCAAAATGAATGTTCAGACCGTCCAGCGTGGAACCTTCGGCTGAGAGTGCTTCAAACTTTGACCCAGACGACAACACGTTCATGTTGTGCGCCCCGACGTTTACCGAAAACCGGTTGCGAAACCCCGGGCTGCGGCGCGCCATGGTCTGGGCATCACCAAACACGATGCGAGCCTGGTCACGGGTGGTGGCCAGCGAATACACCTCGGCACCTCCCTCACCATCGGCAGCCAACATGTACAGGCCTACCGCAGACGACAGGGTGGACTTGGCATTGCCTCGTGGAACCTCGATGTATGAGCGGCGAAAGCGCCGCGTCCCATCGGCCTTGACCCATCCGAAAACCGTCGTGAGGATGAACACCTGCCACGGCTCCAGCGTGATGGGCTCTCCCGCAAGCGGCCCCTTGACGTGCGGCAGCCGCTCAATAAAAGCGCACAGATTGTCCGCCGGGTAGTAGGTCTTGCCGCTCTTGCTTGTGAGCTTGGGATTGAACCGGTAGGGACTGGTCTTGCCCTTGTACTTCTTCAGATCACTGAGCTGCCTCTGGCAGGCCGCCTTGACCCACTTGCACGCGAGAATCTCTCCGGCCACGACCCTCTCTGCGTACATCTTGGCAATGTCCGCATAACTGTCTTGAGCCATTGAACTTATCCTGCAATATCGGCCCAAGGGTCCAAGTCATCGTCCGCCGCTTCCATAGGCAAGGTGACACGGGATCGGGATGCGGGTGTGAACCCCATCTCCGTGGCCGCTTTGGTCATGATTTGTGCCTGCTTGTTGGCAATGGCCAAATATGGCGACTGCATTGGCACGCCGGTGTTGGGTGCTTTCACGAGCAACCCTGTCTTCGCGATACCTGCTTGTGCCTTTCGGTACAGGTCGGCGGCGCAAGCCCAAACCTCGAGGACTGACATATCCAGTCGCCTGAGTAAGTGCGGTGGCGCACACTCAAGTGCATATCGCCAAGCCGCCTTGGCTCCTTCGGGCATGTAATCAGGCGGGTCCACCAGGTCGCCAGTCGGCTTGGGCTCTCTAAGGTTTGTACGGCACTTTTGCAGGGTCCCCTTGATCTGCTTTACCTTGGTGGGGAGTGGTTTTCGTCCAGCCATCTTTATTCCAGTTCGCACTCAAGGTGCCGTGAATGTGTGTTGCCGCACATAAATCGGTAAATGCTGTGTGCGAAGACGCACAGAGGGGCCGGGGAGGGGGAGCCCCCCCTAGTTCAATTTGCACGCGCAAAAATTTGAGCTGGCGCGCGCATCTGCGCCGCCCAACCGTAGAGATTCGACCCCCCTAGGGGGTCTGGCGCCTGCCAGCTGTCTCTCTGGCCGTCTTGCGGTTGTGGCAAGAGACGCAGAGAGGCTGCAAGTTGTCCCTATCAAAGCGGGCACCACCGTCCTTGAGCGGCACCACGTGATCCACCACCCCAGCCGCAATCAGGCGTTCCTTGGCCTTACAGACCACACAAAGGGGGCTCTCGCGCAGCACTGCCGCCCTCAGCACCCGCCAGTCCTTGGACTGGTAGAAGCCCACCTCGGCATCGAACCCACGCCGCGCACGCCCGTAATCACGATGGATCAGGGGCCGGTGTCCGTCGCAGTAACCGGGCACAGCCACCACTTCAGCGCAACCCGGGTATCGACAGGGAGTGGGAGCGCTGCGGGGCATTTGTCGGTATTTCCAACTGATTCAAGAAAGAAGCAACTGCTTCGGAGATTTAGCTTGGCTTCTTCTGGAAACAGAGCGTTCATACGAACACCATCAACCAAACCGAGGAGCAATCCATGAAAGCCAAAGACCCCAACAAGCAACTCGAGCAGATCGCCAAAAAACATCTGTTCATCGAGACCTTGGAGACTCAGCACAGCGACCGGCTGGACTTCCACGACGTGAGCGTCCGGGGTGTCAAGTCTGCGCTGCAAGCGGCCTATGAAGCTGGCCGCAAAGCCGCCAACACCAGACAAGCACGCATTTCCACCCAATCCTGCTCGTAGAGCACCATGACCACGCAACTCACACCTGCACAACACGCCATCCTGGCTCACGCGCATCAGCACACCGAGGGCAAGATCACCTGGTTCCCCGAGAACATCAAAGGCGGTGCCCGCCAGAAGGTGATCGACGGCCTGTTCAAGCGCACATTGATCACTTACGACGGCAAGGACTGGTTCGTAGCTTCCGAGGGCTACGAAGCCCTGGGTGTGCCCCGCAAGGCACCGATCACCAGCAAGGCCCTCGACGAGGTCATTGAAGCCGCGACAGATGCGAAGCCCCGCAGCCGGGACAACAGCAAGCAGGCGCAAGTCATTGCCATGCTCAAGCGACCCGCAGGCGCCACGATCTCGCAGATCTGTGAAGTCACCGGTTGGCAGCAACACACGGTGCGAGGCACCTTTGCCGGCGCATTCAAGAAGAAGCTCGGTCTGGAGATCACCTCGACAAAGGAGGCTGGTGGAGAGCGGATCTACCGCGTCGCCTGACCAGAAGCCAAGCCATGAAAACAATGACCATCACGATAGAGCGAAAACCACTGACCATCACTTTCGATGGCCAGGAGATGCAGGTTGAAGAGTTGAGCATCCGTCTGCCGTTTGGCCGAAAGCCCGCTGACATCAATGAAATCGCCGCTACGGGTGAATACGTGGTCTACGTCACCGAGACCAGATTGATGACTCCAGAAGAGTTCGATGGTTTCGCCAAGCACCTTTACAAGTCTCTCGACTGGCTCAAGGGCAAGGGTGGCTACTTTATGCAAGGGCGTCTGTGCGTGGAAGTCAACGCTCCTGGACGCCCCTACCTGTACGTGGATCCGTCTGGTGGGGACTACGGCCGTTACGTGGCCAGGCTGGGCTGATCACCGTCGACCTCAGCTTCGGGGATGGGCTCGCCCACCCGGACAGCCTTGTGACCCGTGAACTCCTCCCAGCGTTTGACGATCACGTCGACGTACTTGGGATCGAGTTCGATGAGCCGGGCACGTCGCCCCGATTTCTCGCAGGCAATTAACGTGGAACCAGATCCGCCAAACGGATCGAAAACCAGGTCTCGGGACTTGCTGCTGTTACGAACAGCACGCTCGACCAGCTCCACCGGCTTCATCGTCGGATGCAGATCGTTCTTCTGCGGCTTCTTGACGTTCCAGACGTCACCCTGATCACGAGCGCCACACCAGAAGTGGTCTGACCCATCACGCCAGCCGTACAGGATCGGTTCGTATTGACGTTGGTAATCAGCGCGTCCGAGCGTGAATGTGTTCTTGGCCCAAATGATGAACGTGGACCAGCGACCGCCAGCGGCACGGAAGGCCGACTGGAGGGTGTCCAGTTCAGATGAACTCATGGCGATGTAGACAGCACCCTTGGTGTGGGTCAGGATGTTCGTGCATGCGTCCAACAGGAATCTGCCGAAGCCATCGCCCAGGTTGTCATTCATGATGGGGCGATTCATGCCACGCATCTTGTCTTTGGCCGTGTTCGCGTAGTTCACGTTGTAGGGCGGATCGGTGAAGGTCATGTCCACCAGCTCCTCACCCAGCAGGGCCTTGAAATCATCAGCCTTGGTCGCGTCGCCACACAGCAGCTTGTGCTCACCCAGAATCCAGATGTCACCCGTCTTCGAGATCGGTGTCTCGCTGACCTCGGGCACAGCATCCTCATCGGTAAGGCCATCCTTCGTGGCTTCCTCACCAGCGATCAGGGCTTCCCACTCCTCTTGCGAAAAGCCGGTCAGGCCCAGATCGAACCCTGCGTCTTTGAGGTCTGCCAATTCGATGCCCAGAAGCTCGTCTTCCCAAGAGGCGTTCTCGCCAATCTTGTTGTCAGCCAGGATCAGTGCGCGACGCTGGGTGTCAGACAGATGCTCAAGCGGTACCACTGGCACCTCAGGCAGACCGAGCTTGCGGGCAGCCATGAGCCG